CTCTGCTTTGGCGGCTTCGCGTGCGAGGGAACGATCACGCATTTCCTCGAACTTGGTGGCCTGACGCTCGAGGTCTTCGAGGAACACCGCCAGTTCTTCACGCTTGGATTCCCCGACACCGGTGAAGTCCTCGCGTTCGAAGATCTGCCACTTCCGTAGCACTGGCCACACCACGTCTTCGAGGTGCTGACGCAGATCGTAGATGCCGTGCTTGGCCATCAACACACCGTTGCGGCGGAAGTTCGGCATCCCGGCACCAGGCATCTGGAAGTTCATCACGATATGCGAGATCGCTTCCAACGTCTGATCCGGCGCGATGTCGAGCGCGGCAGCGGTGACGTTGCGGTAGAACATCATGTGCAGGTTCTCATCCGCCGCGATGCGCTGAAGCATCCGGTCGGCGATCGGGTCGTCGCACACCTTGCCGGTGTTGCGATGCGAGACACGCGTGGCGAGTTCCTGGAAGGTAACGTACGAGACCGAATGCAACAGTCCGGTTTCTGCGCCCGCCGGCGAGGCGAAACCGTTGGTCATGTGAATCATCCGGGCCTGCTCGAGCGCGACCGGATCGACACCGCGGGTGACCACCAGGTAGTCGCGCATGACGATGCCGTGCCGGTTCTCTTCGGCGGTCCACCGTCCCACCCAGGTGCCCCAGGCGCCGTCCTGTGAAAAGTTTTCGGCGATCTCGCGGTGGTAGGAGGGCAGATTGTCCTCGGTGAGCAGGTTGGTGATCATCGCTGCTCGCGCTACCTCGGAGAGTTTGCTCTGCTCCGGTTCGTAGTCCACCCCACCGAGTGCGGCGAAGTTGCGGCCTTCGTCCCACGGCACGTAATCGTGCGGGTGCCACTCCTTCGCCATCGACATGTGGCGGTTCACGTTGTCTTCCGCAACAGGAACCAGCTCGTGTAGCAGCTCCAGCTGTGTCAGATCCCTCGCCATTACATTGCCCTCCATACATTGCCGATACTCGGACCTAGCCTACGGCACCGTAACTTGGCTGTGAACGCTCTCGAGTTGCGTGGCGCACAGTAGCCGGCCGGGAACAGGGCGTTGTGCCCCCGTAGCAGTTCATTCCCCATTGACAGTTCGTTCCCCGTAGCCGAACTGTTACCGAGTGTACTTTCGATGTACTCGGATGCTGCACGGGCCGCCGGTGGTGGAAAAGCGGGCGTCCGGGCCGAACACGCGGTGGACGGCATCTGCCACCGCGTGGACATCCTCGGTGCCCCCAGTAGGACTCGAACCTACGACCTGCGGATTAAAAGTCAGAACGAGTCGGTGATGCCTGATGACGGTGAATCTCACTGAGAGTCAGTCGGTCCAGGTGAAGGCAGGTTGTCGTGTTGTTCTGTGGTGGCTGGTTACGTGGTCACACGGTTCGTCCGTGACCACTCTGAAGCCACGGTTCCGTGCATCTCGGATGACTGGAAACAACCTAGATCCGTGGGTACGGTCGCCGAATGTCCGATGATGGATCGACCCTCCCAGGGACGGAACCGCAGCCAGGGGTTCGAGTAGCTGCCCTGACGTTTCCTGTCGCCGAGGGCGCGGAACGGCTAGGAGTCACTGAAGGGTGGTACCTGACCCAACTCCGCGCCCGCAAACTCCCCGGCCACAAAATCGCGAACCGCTGGCGACTCACCGACGACGACGTCGCACAAGCGTTGCAGTTGACGGCAGTGCCCGCGATCGCGCCAGTAGCTGATCCCGCGGGGCTTACGCCTGGGTCGAGGCGTCGCCTGGAGAGGCGTGCGCAGAGGTAGACCGATGGCCGCTTCGACAGGCAGAAATGCCCCACCTCCCAGGATCAAGAGGTGGGGCATCATTCCGTTGGCTCAGCGGCCATCGATTCAGTTATTGGTGAGCTCGTTGACCGTCACGCGGTGTTTGTCGTATCCGGCAGGGGCGACGGTGCACCCGAAATAGTTGCGGACGGTCCCACCGAATGCGTTCTCGGAATCGACGATGCCGCGTACATCGAAAGCGCCGCCCGAAATTCGCTTGGAGTTGGTGTCAGGAAAGTCAGCGGTCGAGGGCGCTTTGAGTTGGTCTTCGATCGCGTTCTCGCAAGCTATCTCCGCGATCCCACCTGTGAGTGCGGTGCTCGGTGTGACCGGCCGGGCGCGGATGGTGGTTGAAGTGACGGGCGCTTCGGTCGTAGATGTCGATTCGGCCGACGTATCAGGTTCCCCGCTGCGCGTTTCCTGCCATGCGGTGTATGTCACGAGCGCGATGACGACGGCACCGATAACGCCGACTGCCATGTAGTTCCTCCGCTTCTGCCGCGGGGTCAACGGGGTGGCAGCAGGACGCGTGTTTGAAATGGAAGGATCGGGTGACTGAGTGGACCGCAGTGCCGACGTCCACCGGTGCCCGTCCCACCATCGCAACAGACCGGAACCTTCGGGGTCTGGGTGCCATCCCGGCTGAGTCAATTTTGTCTCCCGTGTCAGGTGTCTCGTAGTGGCGCTGGACCTCCCTTGGTCAGTAGATGACGCCGGGAGCAGAACGGACGGGCGGATAGTTCGGATGCTCACCCGAGACGCGCGCGCTCGGCAGCAGATTCAGCGCTGCCGCCATGAGCGTCGAGTCGTCGGCGATTGTCGCGATTGGCCCGGTCGGTGTGAGCGGGAAGGAATATCCCTCCCTGGTGAGGTACGTCCGAGTTTCCGGGTCAGCCTCCCACATATCGGGTGTGGCTTCCGGGCCGTCCCCGCTGTATGTGAGCCAGCGGCCTTGGTCCTCGCGTGAGGTGACTGTCCAGGTCATAGCAGCGCCATCGCCCCGATCACGAATTCTTGTAGCTGACTGGTCTTGTCGAACTCACCGCTCGGGGTGCTGCGCCCAAACGTGTCTTGCAACCCTACTTGGAACGCCTCCGCTGCACGGGTCGCTGGATCGGCCATAGCGTCAGTCGAGTACACCTTCCCTGCATAGGGGTGCCGCCAGTCGTCCTCGTAGCCGACCTCGTTCTCCATGCCTTGCTTGCCTGGGTAGACCTGACTCATCGGTTCGAGGACTCCGTTCTTCGTCGAGCGGGATCGGACGAGCGCAAATTCGAGGTGCGTCAGCCCTGGTATTGCGCGCTCCATGCGGTGGCCCAGTTCGTGGGCCATCACTTCGTCGGGGTAGGAATCGAAGGCACCCCGATAGTTTGGGTGGTAGTCCGTCTCGGCTGCGGCGATGAAGTCCCAGTCGCCTTCGTAGAAGGCGCGGTCCGTCTTGCCGACCTTCAACTCGCCCCGGTCCGATGCAGTCTGCAACCAGGCGTCCGGGAAGATGATCTCAGCGCGACGCACAGCTGCGATGCCTTCCGCGGTGCCCTCTGTGGCATCGGCGATGCGCATGTCGGAGATCCGCGCGGCCTGTTTCACGCCGCCTATCGGGCGAACCTCGGCGAGTGCCTCCTGAAGGATCGCGGATTCTCGTCGAGCGATGTCTCGGCGAATCTCATCGCGGACGGGTGAGAATGCCTGCCCGTTGGCGATGAGCTTCTTGTCCGCGGCCTGGAGCTTCTTCACCACCGCATCCTTATCGATTCGCAGCATCGCATCGTCGCGGATCGATTTCCCGACACTCAGTGTCGTGTCGAGGTGCCGCTGCAGCTTCTCGGGGACGAGCTTCGCGCCGTTCACATCTCGCGGATACTTGATGGTGGTATCGAGCCAGCCAGCACGGTCTTTCGGCAGTGTGGTGCGGGCTTGTTCGATGAGTTCGCGCGTCGAGTCGCTGAGCAACGTTGCTTTCGGCTTCGGCTTGGGTGTCGCAGAGGCTACCTTCGGGGTAGGCGCGGCCGGCGGTGTCGGCTTCGGCTTCGGCAACGTGGGCGGCTTGACGCCGTCCGGGCGGACGTCGCCGATCGTGTAGCCGAGGTCTACGCGTTCCCGCTTCGGCCGGCGCTTCAGATCGTGCACGGTGATGTGGTCGCGGATCGCCTTCTGCTGGACTCTCAACCGGGCAGCCTGGACGCGCTTTGCTTCCGGTGTGACCGCGACCGACTGCTTCCGCTTCGTGTCACGGATGCCGCGTTCCATCGCGCGCAACTTCTGAGTGGCTGCGTAGCCTTCCGGGTTCTCTTCAGTCGTGAAAGTTCGGGACGCTCCGGGAATCCAGGCACTTACTGCGTGCCGGCAATTTGGATGCTGAAAGCCTTGTGCGCGTGCACTTTCCAGCGTTGCCTTGATCTTCACTCGGACGGTGCCGGGGCCTGCCGCGTTCTTCTGTTCGATGGTTCCGGACGTTCCGTCGAGGCTGAGCACCTGCCCTTCGTACGGCTGGCATTGCGGTGCCGATCGTGGATGCGAGGACACGACGAGCAGGTTGAAGCCGCGCTCCTTCATCCGCTCGGTGTGCGAGTCGATGAGTTCCTGATTGACGACCGTCCGCGATTTCATTTCCATGTACGTGGCGAGCGACCAGTTCTTACCGCCGCGATCTCGAAAGCCGGTGATGCCGCGGGCGGTAAGAACGTCGAGGGCTTGCTGTACCGCATCGACGCGCAGCCCTCCGGGGTTGGCGGTCGTACGCGCACCAACCTGCATCTTCACCTTCACGTACAGATTCTCTGAGACCTTGGCTACGGTCTCATTCAGTGCGTAGACGTCGCGCATGGCCTGCCGTGCGGCCCGCTCAGTGCGTGGATTCGTAGGCTCGCGGCGCTCCGTGGACGGGCGGGCAGTAACGGGAGCTACGCCGTTGTCGTCGAGATCCTCATCGGCGCGGCGTCGACCGAGGTGCCCTGCCTTCTGCACAGCCCTGCCGATCGCGGGCATGGCGCTCGCTTGGAGCTGGCGCTGCATGGCTTGCGCGTAGCTACGGAACCGCAACTGCTCCGTCTGCTGCCGCTCTGCCCAGTCATCTCGATCGGCGCTGACTGCGAGATGCTCGGCCATCTTCGCCAGTAACTGAAGCTCAGCGCCCGCGTAGAGGCTCACGACGTCGTTGCTGATGCCGTAAGCCTCTGTCGGGTCCAATGCCACCCGTAATTCCTCTCTCGACCTGCGGATCAGTGATCCGCTTAGGTGTGTTTTTCAGCAGGTCAGGGGTGTTGTGGTCACGCCGTGGTCACTGCCAGGACATCGCTTGCGCGGTCGAGGCGCTCTCCTGCGCTTCCTCTGCGTCGACGTCGGGCACGTCTTTGTCCGAGTAGTGCGACAGGACTGCCGCTTCGAGGTGACTGCCGCCCGATTCGGAGATGTACGTGACCCGCTGAAATGCAGCAAGCTCGTTTTCCAGTCGCGCTGCGGCCCTGATGGCTGCCGCGTCCTCGGGGCGGTCTGCGAGATCCGCGAACCGGCTTGTCACAGCGGCCTGCACGTTGGCGGTGAAGTCCTTCGCTTGATCGCCGTTCAATGCCTCTTCGATCGTCTGGTCGGGTCCGCGATTAGCGTTGAACCAACCGCCCGCGAACCGTTCCGCGCCGATCACTGCGTCACGGTCTGCGCCCTTCAACGCCTGATTGAGCGTGCGCCCGCGCTCCAGTTGTGGGAGAACGATATTGCGCCATGCCTGCTCGGTGCGGGTGAGGTCGGCCGGTGAATTGGAATCGAAGGTGGGGCGTACTCGCTCACTGTCGCGGGTCACCTGTCGACCGACGTACGCGGCCTCTTCCTTCAACTCCTCGAACTTCTTCGCGTACTCGGTGTTGACCGACTTCGTCCAGCCTTCGAGGTATCGCGTCCGTGCGTCGGTGGACATGAGTTCGTCGGTCTCGGCTTCTTTCTGGTAGTAGGCGAGCTTGGCTGTGCGCTCGCGGCCGAGTTCCATTGCGCGCTTGTTCAGGTCTGCGAGTGTCGTCATGGTGGGTTCTCCTGGTGATGGTGTGAGGGTTTAGCGGTGGCGTTCTGGATGGTCGCGGTAGCTGGCGTCGAGCGCGTCTTCCCGTTCAGGTGAGCCGAGAACGAAAGCCTTGACTGCGGGCCCGTGGGGATCGGCGGTGCCGGCGTTACTTGGGGGCAGGATCGGGTCGAGGGCTTCCGTCAGCGGTTCGACAGTGGGGTCGCCGCCGAGGACACCGAACTGGGCGAAGTCGTAGGTGTCCTGTTGTGCGCGGTCCACGCAGTGCAGTCGCTGCAATGCCGACCAGATGGGGTTCGCTCCGTCAGCGCTGGGTGTCGTTGTGGGAGTGGCGTCTTCGCGGACAATGAGGGCGACCGCGCCTTCCGTGTGCCGTCCGTCCGGATAGTCGATTCCGCCTGTGACGGGGAGGCTGCGCCCGTCTGGAAAGTGGTAGGCACCTTCGTTGTCGACGTAGCCGAGGCCGGTGTAATTGCGGTCGTCGGGGTTGCTGCTACCGCTCACTCTGCGGACGTTCGGCGGGGTCTCTGCTGTCATGGCATTCTCCTGGAAGATGTTGTGCTGCAATTGCTTTCATTCTACCAGTGTGATATTGAAATCTCGAGCGTCACAAGGGGTGAGTCTCGACCTGCGGACTGAGAGTCCGATTCGGTCCAACAGTCCGCAGGTCGAATGCTGCTTGGTCACTCGATGGTCACAGCGGGATTTACAAGCCCGCCTTCATGATTGCGATGTTCGCGGAGCGGTTGCCCTGGTCGATGTCGACCTGAACATCGACCGGAGTCTTTGCCTGTGCCGCTTCCTTGATCTGATCGAGAACTTCGAGCACCTGACTGAGGCCGGCTTCGAGGATGGCTGGCGAGTTGGAACCACTGTCGAACTTGCCGGTGAAGTTGCCGTTGGCGTCGAAGCCTGAGGCGATGGTGTTTGCTCCACCGACTGCGAGCGCCAGGAGATTGTTGAAGTTCGCTCGCTGTTTGTTCGCGGACTGGCCCTTGCCGTTCAGGGGGATGTCCAGGGTGGGGCGGTCCGAGTTCTGGTAGCCGCCGAATCCTGTGAGTCCGCCGTCTGCCATGGGGATGAGGTCGTAGCCGAAGCGTTTCGCGATCTGCTTCGTGATGGCTACCGAGCGGCCCCGCTTCGACGGTGCGAGGGGGATGTATCCTTCGCCGCCCGTTTCGGGTTCGTTCCACATGCGCGTTGTACCGTTGCCGATTTGTGCGCTGTGGTCTTCGCCGCCGTTCGCGAACACCTTCAGTCCTGCGGTGAGGATGGGGGTGCGTTCCTCGGCTGGCTTGTCCGTACCGCCGAGAGTTGACGGCCAGTTCGTGACGAACACGCGGTCACCATCGGTAGACAAGTCGACACCAGAGTCGGTGATCGCGTAGGCAGAATCCGTTCCGCCAGAAGTGGACGTGTCGGGGTTACTGCCGGTGCCCGTATCTGATTCCATGCCGAGATCGCCGGACATCGGGAACCATGCCTGCTGGTCGAAGGACGGATCGTCCGCGCCAGTAGGGCCACCGACAACGACACCCTCGGAGCCGTTCGACTCGAAGTTCGTGCCGTCCGGGTAGGTCATAGCGGTATGGCCGTTTGCGCCGCCGCCTTGATCCCACCAGCCGACACGGAGGCTTCCCTCAGGGCCGCGCCCGAGGATCGCACCCTTGTGTTGCAGCCATGCACCCTCGGAGACCGTCGACATACGCGAGTCGTAAGCGTCGAGTCCAAGTGCCCGGTTGATAGCGCCGGACACTGCGCCGGAACAGTCGATGGAGGCAGTGGAGAAACCGCCCATCTCATACCCGACCGGGTCCATGGACTGCGCCCACTGCATCGACGCGTCAATGCCGTCCTTGCCGATGACGCCGCCGTCAGCGAAAGACTTCACCAGCCCGAAGCCGAACTTCTTCGCGGTGATCGCGAGGATGTCCTCCGCGCGCCCACGCTTCGAGGGCGCGTGCGGAATGTACGACTCCCCGCCCGTCTCTGGTTCATTCCAGATTCGGGTGGTGCGGCCGTCGCCGATCTGCGGATCATGCGCCTCGCGGATGCCACCGTTGGCGAACGTCCCACCACCACCGCCGAAGTTCCCCGAATTTGGTGAAACAACTGGGACTGGACCCTGCATCGACGGGGCGTCAGCCTCCGAGACGCCCTGGTCCCGCCAGTATCCGATCTGGCGCTGACGGAGGTCGACAAACATGCCGATGTTCTTGCCGTTGTTGTTGCCGATGAAGGCGTCGATCGCCTGCTGACCCTCGCCGGTATTCGCCGTCACTTTGAACGTGCCATCCGGCAGGGTCTCCACTTTCAAGCCCAAAGCTTCGAGTGCGGTCTGCTGCTCTGGAGTGTTCGAGTCGATGATGATGGACTTCTCATCCGGGATGTCGTTGACGACGGCAGTGCCGAGGGCCTGCATCAGGCGCGCTGATGTTTCGGCTCGTTCACCCGCTGCCTTGACGTCCTCGCGCATACCCTGGATGCCGGGTCGCGCGCCGTCGATCATGTCCGCCATGCCGCGGGCCTTGTCGCCTGCGGTGCCGACCGAGTTCGCGAAGTCGTTCATGCCGTCCGCAACAGCGTGCATTTCGTCGGCCTGGTCTCCCATGCCGGGGATGATGTCGAGCGCTTTCGCGGACATCTCGATCATCCCAGCGATGAACTGCGTGGCTTTGGCGATGGTTCCGCCCATGCCGTCCGCGAAGCCTGCCCATGCACGTAACGCGCCCGACGAAAATGCCAGCGTGGCATCCAGGGTCGCGAACCCTGCATCGGCAAGTCCGGTGAAAAAGCCGATGATCTCTGGCTTGTTCTCTGTCACCCAGTTCGCGACGTCTTGCAGTGCGGGACCGAACGCTTCTGCCAGTGCGAGTTTGATGTCAGCAGAGGATGTTTCGATGGAACGTTTGGCGGACTCGAACGATCCGGCAGTGTTCCCGGACATGGTGTCGCCGGCCTTCTTTGCCGCGCCTTCGACATCGCCGAGTTGCTGCACGGCGGTCGAGAGATCCATGGTGTAGAGCGCATCGCCCATGTCTTCGGCTTTGGTGCCGAACAATCCGACTGCCGTTGTGGTGCGCTCCAACCCTGGCGGCATTTCGCGGAGCTTTGTCAGGACTTGCTCCAAACCATCCTGTGCGTCTTGTCCGCCGAGGCTGATCTTCGCGGTCATTTCTTCGGCGTTCATGCCCATCGTCTCGAATGCTTCGGCGGATGCTTTCGAGCCATCTGTAGCGCGGATGGAGAACTCTTTCAGCGCATCCGCTGCGGTGTCGGTGTCTCGTGCGCCGCCCTGAACGGCTTGTGAGAGCAGACCCATCGCTTCCGGGCCGTCGAGGCCGAGCTTCTTGAACTGGATGCCGTACTCGTCGATCGTGTCGAGGAAGTCCTCGGAGGTGTTCAGGCCCGCTTGCTGCGCTTTGACGAACATATCCAATGCAGCGGGGGCGTCCGTCGCGAAACCAGTCTTGACGGCCTGAGACGCTGAGCGCGTCAGGTTGGGGATGTCCTCGCCCATGATGTCTTTGACGATGTTCAGCTGTTCGATGGTGGCCTGGAAGGTTTTGGTGTCTTCCTCGCCGGTGAGGAGCCCGGACTGGATTGCGGCGCGAGCTGCATCCATGTTCTCGGTGACGGATTCACCCCACGCGTTGGAGTAAGCGAGGCCCGCGGCCTCACCGATTCGGCGGGCCGTCTCGGGGTTGACGCCGAGCTTCGCTTGGAGAAGGTCTTCTTGTCTCTCCTGCTCCATACCGTCTGCAATGGCATTGGCGAGGACCGCGCCGGCAGCGAGACCGATCGCCGCGACTCCGAGGAGGGACGCGGCGATCGGTCCGCCTTTGCCGCCGAGGCTGGCGACTTTGCTGGAAAATGCCGACAGGAAGCTACCACCGCCCGAATCTCCCGACTGGCCAGCCAAGTCCCCGATGCCGGAGAACGCGCCTTGTACGCGTTCCTGAACGCCTTCGCCGATGCTCCTGGTGGATTCAGCGGTGCGCTCACTGGTGCGGCCGAGCTGATCGACTTGCCGTTCGGCTTGGCGAGCTTCGGTGCCGACGCGGCCAACATCGCTGGCGGATGTTGCTATGCGTCCGATGTCACGGGTTGCGCCTTGCGCGCTGGTGCCGAGGTTGTCGACCTGGCGGCTGCTGTCGCGGAAGCTGGTGTCGACGCGTGATGTCGACTGCCGGACTGCCTGTTCGAAGTTGCTGACCTGCCGTTGGCTGTCCTGGATGGAGCGGGTGAAGCGGGCATCATCGACAGTGAGGGTGGCTACGAGTTCACCTACGTTTAGCGAAATGGTTCAGCCCTCCGTGGTGAGGTTGGTGGATCGGTTGATCTCCCCGCCGAGTCGACGGAAGAGCATTGTCTGAGCCGCCCAGGAAGCCGAGTGCGCCTTGGTCAATGCTTCAATTTCTTCGCTGTCCATCGCGTTGAGCATCGTTCGCACTCCAGTCAGGTCATGGTTGGCGAGCGCGACGATCAGAGCGTTGACGTCCTGGTACGCCTTGGGTGCGTCGTCGGGGAGTGGGCTGGGGGTCGTCATAGCGGGTTCTCCTAGTGGCGTACCTGCGGATTAGAAATCCGCTGGGGTGGGTGTTTGTGCTGGTCAGAATGGGAGTGGTTGCGAAGCGGTCACTGTCTCCTCCTCGTCAGTGGTTGCGTCGAGGTAGTGGAAGCCCGCCCAAATTCCTTCGGTATACGGACTGATCTGTGCTTCGACGTCGCAGGCGAGGCGCACAGGGCAGCTCCGGCAGATGCGGCGGGCCGCGTCGAGTCGAACGGTCCGGTCGGCGGGTGCCTCGCCGTCGACATGGTCGTCCCACATGGGTGCCCGCCCTACGCATGGAGTCATGCCCAGCCTCGGCATTCGGGGTAGCTGGGGGCCTGCCTCGCCGGAGATCAACCGCAGCAGGTGAAGTAAGCCCTCGTCGGGCCAGCCTGCGCCATCTGCGCTCTTAGAGGGCTGGTGCTCCCAGTCCTGGTCAATACCTCGGTGAGATTGCCGCACCTTGCGGACTGTCATCGGATCTCCCGCGCGCGTGCAGGGCAGGTGGAACGTCTCATTTCGCGTTCCTCGCGTGCGCGGTGAGGCTGCCGAACGTCCGATCCGCGTCTTCGCGTTCCTCCTGCGCGCGCGCGGGGCAAGTAAACGTTCACTTCGCACTCTTGCCGCCTGCTTCCCGATTGCCTCGCGCATGACACGCGAAGACGCGGAACTAGCGCCGCCTTCGTCCTCTGGGCCTTTTTCCTGCCGTCTGGTTGGCTTTCTGCCGCACTTTCGGGGAGGGCCAGTGGGTGTGGGTGGGGGATGCGGTCATGTGTTCTCATGTTGTCCTCGCGTATCGGGTGAGGTCCGCTGGTTGAGGGCCGGGAAGTAGTGGTCTGCGATTCGCTGGACGTCTGTCGCGCATTTCTCGCAAATTGGACCGATGGTCGAGTCGTCGTTGAGGCGCAACTTTGAGAGTTTCGGTCCTCGTACTGCGCAGAACTTGCAGGCTGGCGGCCGGAGATGGAGCACTGCAGTCAGGCCGAGGCCGAGTTCGCGTGCCTCTGTCCTGGATTCGGTCGTTGTGTTCATGGGAGTTCCTTTCGGTCGTTGGCGTACTTTTCGCCGATCGCGAGCCAGCCCATCGCCTTCTGGGAGGCGGGGCCGATGCCGGCGTTGGGGACGGCTCGGATGGGGGCGCGGGATTTGAATACGTCCGAGACGAGGCTGGGGAGGATCCCGGGGCCAACGCCTTTTTTGCCGACCCAGATTTCCAAAGCGGCTTTGACGGTGTCCGAGTCGAACCCCTCGTTGAGGAGCGCTGAGGTTTGCAACGCCAGAGCTGTCCTCACGGCTTGCGGATTGGTGCTCGATGGGACGACGTCCCGAACCAGTTTCCAGCCTTCCGGCGGTACGGGTCGCGAGCGTGGACCGTCACTTCGGTGCATAGAAAAGTCTCCGCTGCTTTTATCTGGTGTAGTTGGTCTGGTGTAAAGGGACTGGTGGTCGGCAACATGGATTGCCGGTCTAAGTGCTCCTGATTGCCGGTCTAACTCGTCAGGATTGCCGGTGTAAGTGCCTGTTACACCGGCAACATGGCTTGCCGGTGCAACAAGGTTTGTAGTGGCAACATGGCTTGCCGGTGCAACTTCCGCGGGCATGGTCAGCCGGTAAACATCGGCGAGCCTGTTTCCCCGCCGGCGAGGGGCCTTCGCTGTCAACTCCAGGAATCCGCGCTGAACGCCCAGTGCAAGCGCGGTTCTGACGGTGCGGTCGGACACGTGTCCTGTCTTGCTTCCAGTTTTGCGCAGATCCTCGGAGAGGCGCTGCACCCCCGGATGGGCGTTACTCCCATCCGGGTCGGCGTAGCTATCCATCATGAGCATCGTGCGCCGCTGGTCGTCGGTGAAGTGTTCGTCGCACACGACCAGCCGCCGCCAGGCATAACGCATCGAATCACTCATTAGACAACCGCTGCCCGCACCGTCTCGGAGTGGTTGCAAGCGCCAGCAGCAGCGGCCAAGAGGAGCCGAATCAGCTCTGGCACTTGGTCAACCGAGATTGGCGTTGTGTGGTCGCCGAGGGTTACGAGGTGGACGGGCTCGCCTGGCGTGGCGTCCGGGAAGTAGTGGTAGCCAACGTCGAAGGGGTCACCGCTGGCGTCAGTTACGGCCCCGACATCCCCGGAGTCATTCAGGTTGCTGACTCCTGGTGCGGTCTCCAGCATCGCCGTGTGCGCGGTGGCGAGCTCGACTGCAAGGTTCGCGTAGTCGAAGCGCTGCGACCGCTCGACAAGGGTCGCCGAGTAGTCGTGGATTGCTCGCGCCTTGCGCGCGTAATCGCTGACGGCGGAGTCCGTTTCGCGCTGCGTCGACTTCTGGGCTCTCCACTCATCGACGGAAATTGCGGGGCGGCGTGTGGTTTTGCTGTTAGAATTCATGTAGGACATCCGTTCTGGTGATTGTGTAACTGTTCAGTGCCCTCGGCGTTCTCTCGATTGCAGTCGAGAGGGTTGGCGTCGGGGGTTTTTCTTTGGGTTATCAAGCCGCCGTGTTCTCGATGCGCAGCAGCGCAAGGAGATCGGCCGTGACGACCCGGTAGCTCGAACCGAGGCGTAGGACTTTCGCCGGAAACTCTCCCCGCTGCGCGAGTGCGTAAGTGGTGCTTCGACTCGCGCCGACGGCGTTGCCCGCCGTTGGCCAGAGCGGAACCGTTGGCCCTGCGGCGAGGAGATCTTGTCTGATGTCCATCAAGTGCGCCTTTCCGAAGATGATCTCAAAATCGATCAAAATTGATCGATTTTCGATCCATGGGCCAGACTAGGGCACATTCGGCAGCATGTCAAAGGTTTTCGTTGCACTTTGATCGCAAAACGCGATATCCTTCCGGTATGGATGCAGAACGGGAAGTCGGAAAGAAGATAGAGACCCTCAGGGTTGCTGCGGGATTGGGTCAGCGAGACCTCTCGGACGGCCTTCGCGAGGCCGGAGTCAACTGGTCGCAAGGGACGCTTTCGAGAGTGGAGAACGGGAGTCGCCCAATCCGCTTTACCGAGGCTGTAAGGCTCGCCGAGATCCTGAAGGTGCCCATAGCCGAGCTGCAGCCAACCGGTGGACTGATCGGCTTTCTGTATCAGCAGGCACTTTGGGGCTATGCCAACGCCAGAGGTGCGCTGGAGGACGCCCACTACGATTTTGTCTCCGCCGCTAACCGCATAAACGCCCTGCGTCTTGTCCGGGAGCTGCTGGATGGAAACCAGGGTCCCTACTCGGTTTCTGGGACTGGAGTCGACTTATTGAATGCAGCCACCCAGGGGCTCACGCGTGACGAGCCAATGCGCAGCGTTGATGAGTTGGAACTGCTCCGAGTGCTCGGAGTGCCCTCTGAATCCATCGCGGCGAAGCGAAGTGCGCTCGATCATGAGTTAGAAAGCCGAAGTGCATCAGCTCGCATAGGCACTGTTGAGGACCTGGCATTCTCGGAAGCGGGTAAGTCAGCGGAGGACCGGGCCTTCTGGCTCGATGAAGTACTGGTAGAGCGCTACGCCGAAGAGCTATTGGCAGTTCGGTTTCCGTTTCTCAGCTTTAACCACTCGGAGTCACGCAGGCTTGAGATCGTCGGCATCGACAATGCCCACGATTGGTCTGCTGACGATGGGATTGAACTTCGATGAAGGGTTCGATATCGAAGCGCTGCAAGTGCCCGGTAGAGCACGACGCGCGCGGCCGGCGTAAGTCCTGCCGAAAGCCGCACGGATCATGGACGTTCCTCGTCGACATCGGCTTCGACCCAGAGACAGGCAAACGTCAGCAGGTACGCAAGTCCGGTTACCGCACATCCGATGAAGCGGAGGCGGCGCTCGCCGAGTTCCTCGTGCAGGTCGGCAACGGTCAGGTCTCCCACGACCGGCAGCAGACCGTCGAGCAGTACCTCCGCTCATGGCTGCTCGCGAAGAAAGATGCGGGGATCCGGCCGACGACGCTGCGCAGCTACCAACAGCACGTCGACACCTACCTAGTCCCGTACCTCGGTCGACTGCGCCTCGGTGACCTACGAGCGCAACACGTCGAGAACATGCTCCGAGCGCTCGCCACGCCGAAGGTCGCGCCGAGCCTGGGGGAGCGGATCGCCAAAGGCAAGCGTCGGAACCCGAAGCCACTGTCCGCTTCGACGCAGCGACGTATCCACGCCACACTGCGGAGCGCGCTCACATCGGCGAAGCGTAAGCACCTGGTGACCTTCAATGCGGCCGAGAACATGGAGCTGCCGCGCGCCCAACGCCCGAAGGTGAAGCCGTGGGAGGTAGCCGAGCTCGGCGCATTCCTCGACCACGCTGCGACCGACCGACTCGGCGCTCTGTTCGAGACGCTCGCCATGACGGGCCTACGCCGCGGTGAGGGATGCGGTGTCCGGTGGGATGACGTCGACTTCGTCGGGCGCGTGATCACAGTTCGGCAACAATTGATCGAGGTCGACGGGACCGGGGTCGAGTGTGATTATTGCCACGGGGAGCACAAGCAGTTCCAGTTCGGGAAGCCGAAGACGTCGAGCGGTGAGGATCGAGTAGTCGATCTCGACCAGCAGACAGCCGGCATCCTCCTGGCTCATCGGTTCGCCCAGGACGCCGAGCGCGCCCAGTGGGGTAGCGCTTATCAAGATCACGGACTCGTGTTCGCTCGCGAGGACGGCACCCCGATACCGCCTCAGCACGTCACAGACACGTTCAATCGGCTCGCCAAGGGTGCGGGCCTACGTCCGATCCGTCTGCACGATTTGAGGCACGGACGCGCATCGCTGCTCCTCGCCGCCGATGTGCCGATCGCTGTCGTGTCGAAGCTGCTCGGTCATTCGTCGATCTCGATCACCAGCGACACGTACTCGCATCTTCTGAAGGGTGTCGGGTCGAAAGCAGCGGAAGCGGCTGCCGGACTGGTACCCCGCGCGGGCCGTGACCAGGGCCTACGCGAAGACGTCCGTGACCATTCGGTGACCATTCCGGATGATCTCGCGAGCATCGATACCGCCGCTGACCAGGAAATACCTGGTCAAGATGGTGCCCCCAGTAGGACTCGAACCTACGACCTGCGGATTAAAAGTCCGTAGCTCTACCAACTGAGCTATAGGGGCGCGGATCGAAAGTGTAATGGGTGTTCCCATCCGGCAGGCAGGTACCCCCACCGAGCGTCGGGCGGCTATTTGCCTAAGCTACTGCAACCTTTGGGCGCGGGGATTCCGGCGAGCCGCTCGTCGATCCACGCGTGGGAACCAGGCACGCCCGACACCGCGACGGTCATGTGCTCACCGAGGTATTCCTCCAACCGGACGTCGGAACCCTGGGCGCACCATTCGTCGTACAGGGTTTCGGCGCCTTCTCGGGGGATCCAAAATTCCTGTTGCCCTTGGTAGATGAACACTGGGGTCGACGGCGCGAGGGCACCGCCCATCCGCGTCCGAGCGATGATTTCTTCCGCGATCGGAGTGCGATCCACGTTCGGTATGTCCGAGAGTGCCTGGACGGGTATCGGCACCACCAGCCCGCCTGGGGCGAGTAGATAGACGCACATGTCCTTCGCGACCTGCGCGAGCCGAAGTCCGTTCGCGTTCATGAGTTGGAACATTTCCGGATATTCGCGGGCGACTCCGAGTGCCGCGGAGAGAAACAGGGTCGAGGCCGCATTGGTTCCGTTCATGGATCCGAGCAGAATGCGGTAGTCGATCGGCGCACCGCCGAACGCGGTACCGACGATGTTCACCTCTGGGGCGTACGACGGTGCGAGTTGCGCGGCCCAGCCGGATGCGATTGCGCCTCCGGAATAGCCGGTGACGGCGATCGGAGATTCCTTGTCGAGCCCCAACTCCGGTAGGGCGACCATTGCTCGCAGTGCATCCAGGACTGCATGTCCCGCCATCCTTCCAGCGGCATATGCCTGCCGGGGGCCTTGGTGGTCGGTGACCACAACTGCATAGTTCTTGACCAGAAAGAGCTGCACCGCAACGATTTCCGGCGCAATGCCGCGGGGTAGTGTCCACGACGGCGCGCACGTGTTGCCCAGTGAATCTATTGCCATGTTGTAGGCGACGACAGGGCGACTACCTTTTCCGGTCCACGGGGCGGTGGGTACAATCACGGTGGTGGCTGCCGCGACGGGTCGGTCCTTGGAATCGGTGGATCGAAAGAGGATTTGGGTGGAGGTCACCGGTGTGACCAGTGGGCCGACGCTCACTGAACGGGTGCCGAGGATGGTCCCAGGGCTCGAATTCTCGTATCCGGCAGGCGCATCGAACCATTGATCCGAGAGCGGTGTGGCCGCGGCGGACGCGGGATCTTGCTTCGGCGTGATGAAGTCCGTCACGGGGTCGGCGCTGACCGACCACGGATACGCAGCGATCAGTGATACTGCGAGAACTAGTCCTGCCGAACGATGGAAGAATTCTTTGCCAACCATGCTCTCACCTGAATTCGTCATCCACTATCAGCTTTGTGTGCTCTGAGTCACATTATATTCGATTTTGACGGCGCGAGTGAGCGGCGCCGGGTCGAGTTCGGATTGTTATCCGTCCTTTCCGAGACCTGGAAAGGACGGAGTGGGTCACTCTTCGAAGAAGTCCACGAAAGCGATTGCGTGAAATTTGCTACCGAAAAGCGTTGAACCGAAGACCTTCTCATGTCACTGCAATACACGCTTCGATCAAGATGATCTGGCTCGTCGGTGACCGAATGCCGGACAGCAGACTGCGGTGAATCCTGTCGGGAACCCGAAGCAGGGGAAAGCCCACGTGTGATCACCGGTGCATCATGGGGTTACCAACGAATGTTGGATAGACAGAGGGAGCCGAACGTGATTCGAAGTACCGAAGATCATGGTGCGATCAGCTGTGCCACGCGGAGTCGCATCTATCGGCACGGCGCCTTGCAGGTGACAGACCCAAACGAGGAAGAACTCCGGGAGTGGCGCGTGGACCCCGACGCTGTTCTGTGGTTCGACCTGTTGGCGCCGACGACTGCTGATCTGTCTCGGGTCGCGGAGATTCTCGGAGGTCGCGAACTGCATCCGCTGGCCCTGGAAGGAGCTTTGGCTCACGGACGGCGTCCACGGTTCGTTCGATTCGGTGACCACTTTCTCGTGCATACGCGGGCACTTCGGCTCGATACCGAAGATTCGCTTCAGGAAACCGAAATCGGAATGTTCGTCACGAGCAACGCCCTCATTACGATTCGTTCGAATGATGCGTTCGCTCTGGATCCCATTCTCGACGGCTGGGACGACGAGTCTTCGATGACCGTCCATGGGGCGGGGTACCTGGTGTGGTCGTTTCTCGACACAATCATGGACGGGTACTTCGCCGTCGTCAATTCGCTGAACGAGGATGTGCAGTCGATCGAGGACTCCTTGATCGATGAGGGGTTGCCGGTTCGTGATATTCAGTTGCGCAACTTCGTAGTTCGCCGGTCGGTGGTCGCGGTTTCCAAGGTGGTTCTGCCCATGGCCGAGGTATGCGCGGGTTTGCTCAGACCGAACCGACATCCAATCGATAGCGAAGTCACTCCTTATTACCAGGATTTGTACGACCACTCGCTTCGCCTGACGGAGAGAGTCGACGGCCTTCGTGATGCGATCGAAACAATTTTGTCGACAGGTCTTGCCATGCAGGGTAATTCTTTGAACGAGGTCATGAAGAAGCTCACGGCGTGGGCGGCGATCATCGCCATACCCACCGGTGTGACCGGATACTTCGGGCAGAACATCCCGTTTCCTGGTCACGGCCGCGCCCTCGGCTTCTGGCTGAGTACTGTGGTGCTGATCGGACTGGCGACAGGATTGTGGCGAAGTTTCAAGCGCCGCGATTGGCTCTGACGGCCGTCGACAAGTCGGCTGACCGGTTCGGCACCTTACAGTGGGGTATTGTTTGTAAGGTATGCGCTACGAGGCAAGCGCACCCTGCCCTGTGTGACCTAGTGGCTCGAGTGCGCACCCCCTGCAGCGCACTCGAGCCGGGTGAGCGTACCACCCGGATTGTTTGTTTATCGTCGCCGATTTGTCTGTTTTCTGGGTTTCCCAGAGGCTTCTGGGGCAATGAACAGCTTTGTCGAGGACATGGTGACTTACGCTCGATCAGCGGTATGGACTGCTGATGTGCAGAGCGCTTTTTTCGGAGGCACGAGAAGTAATGGCACAACAAGAGCGCGCACGCAGGACCAGAGCGGCGATCGTCGAGGCTGCGGCTACGGAGTTCGCCCGACGTGGATACGCGGCCGCGTCCGTCAATGCGATCCTCGAGGGTTCCAATGCCACCAAGGGTGCGATGTACTTCCACTTCCAATCGAAGGAAGATCTGGCCCGGGCCGTGCTCGTAGCTGCGCTGGAGAGGTACACCGCTATCACCGAGAAGTGGCAGGGCTCGACACTGCATCCCTTCGAAGTCATTCGCGGGATCATCGACGACATCGCTCTCGGATTTCAGACCGACGTCATTGTTCGAGCCGAGTTTCGGCTGATCGTCGAGCCGGAGTTCTACAGTGAGGTCCAATCCGGGAGCGGCCGAGCATGGGGCCTGACTGGGCACGAATTGGCACGCAAGGCCCAGGAGATGGGCGACTTGAAACCGGAGTTCAGCCCGGACAGGTTCACCAGAGTGCTGAGCGCGTCACTCGCGGGTCAGCGATTCATGACTGATCTCGTGTCGGACAGCACCGAGCTGCGTGCTCTGTTCCAAGAATCCCTCGAAGTGCTCCTTCATGCGATGGCAACACCTCAGTGGTTGGACACCTGGCAGCGTGTCGGATGGCCGCCCCTGGAGCTGGTGGCTAAAAATAGCGCCTCTGACCTGCGGGTTTGAGTTTTTCGGAAGAAGTGCCCTAAGCTATCCAAGCTCCCAACGGAATGCCGTTGAGGGTAACGTCAGTGCAGTTCGGGATTGTGGAAGCTTGTAGTCCGAGTAGCTGCAGGTTCGAGCAGTTCGGCGGGCCCCCTTCGTCTAGCGGCCTAGGACGCCGCCCTTTCAAGGCGGTAGCGCGGGTTCGAATCCCGTAGGGGGTACGTTCGATCGCCGGAATTGACAATCCGGTGTGCAGTACAGCAGTCTCTTGCAGAGTGGCGCAGTTCGAAGCGGGTTGATCACCTGCTAAAGTTTGCGCTAGTTGAGTTCGACGCAAGGCCCTGTAGCGCAGTTGGTTAGCGCGCCGCCCTGTCACGGCGGAGGTCGCGGGTTCGAGTCCCGTCAGGGTCGCAAGTTCGGTGTTGTCATCGAATTATACGATCAGTCAGAATTGCATCAGTTCAGTACAAGGCATTGTCATCGGTGCCGCCCGGCCAGGTAGCTCAGTTGGTACGAGCGTCCGCCTGAAAAGCGGAAGGTCGCCGGTTCGATCCCGGCCCTGGCCACATCTTGGTTTCCCAGTTCAAGCACCCCTTCTGGTAGTTGTCAAGGGTTGACGCCGCGAACTTAGTACTGATCATCCGGCGATTATCCGCCCGTGCAGTGAACCGTCCCGGGTTTGATGCCGCTTCGTTCTTTGTGAAGGATGAAGCACATGTCGAAGCGTTACCCGGCCGAGCAACGTGAGCGTGCGGTGGAGATGGTCCTTGACCATCTCCACGAGTACAACTCCGTGTACGGCGCATGCAAGGCGATCGGACCGAAACTGGGTGCCGGCGCGGAGTCACTCCGGCTCTGGACACGCCAAGCTCTGATCGATGCCAACCAAGCTCCCGGTGCAACGACCGAGGAGCAACAGCACGATTCAGGGCGGTAAGAATTCCACACGGGCCCCTGACCTGCTCGACCGTGATTTCACTTCCGAGGCCCCGAATCGGAAGTGGGTTACCGACTTCACGTAATGGGGTGGTCGGCATCGATTGCGACACGAAAAGGCGACTGGCAGGTGGTCACTGAGATTTTACCGACCGGGGCGCAGGCTGAGGTGGTGAGCTGCTGGAAGGTGATCACTACCAAGATTGAACGGACCGCACCCGAAGGTCTGAATGTAGACGGTGGCCCTGCCAGTCGTCCGAGGTACGTGATCGGCTTGTGAGATGCCGCGCCACAGAGCGCTGTCCATTAGGTTGCCGCACCACCTCGAGCTCACAAGGAAGGAAACCGACCAACGGGAGGAGTGATCCATGGGATTGACCGTCGGGATCGACTGGGCCGAGATCCATCACGACGTCGCCATCATGAACACCGACGGAGCGGTGATCGCGCGGGCGAGGATCGACACCGGTGCAACCGGATTCATCGAACTACTCAACCTGATCGCATCACACGGCGGCACCGCGGAGGATTCCCCAGTTGCCATCGAGACCGACAAGAACCTGCTCGTCGTTGCCCTCGCAGACGCCGGGTTCATCGTCTATCCGATCAATCCGCGTGCCGTCGCGCGGTACCGCGAACGGCACGGGCAAGCAGGCGGCAAGTCCGATCCCGGCGATGCTGCGATTCTGGCGAACATCTTGCGCACCGACCGCGATGCGCACCGAACTCTCCCCGCAACTACTGAGCATGCCCGCGCGATCAAGGCACTCGCCCGGCAACATCAGGAAGCGCTATGGGCACTGCACCAAACCCTGAGCCGGCTGCGATCTGTGTTCCTGGAATTCTATCCTGCAGCACTGCAAGCATTTCCGAACTAGAAACACAAAGCGACAGTGGTCGTTCTCGGTGCAGTACCCACGCCGACCGCTGGCCGCGATTTGACGAAACGGCGCCTCGTTGCTCTGCTACATCGGGCGGGACGACGCAACGACGAGAAGCTGGTCGATCAGATTCTGGCTGATCTGCATGCGCCGGCGCTGACGCAACCACGTGAGGTCGAGGATGCGCTCGGACACGCAGTGACCGGTCTGCTCGGCATCGTCGCCGCGATGCACACAGCGGTGGATGCGCTCGAGAAAGAGCTCGGCGAAGTCTTCGATACCCATCCGATGGCGCCCCTCCTCAGATCCGTTCCAGGTCTGGGTACGGTACTGAGTGGCCGCATACTCGCCGAGATCGGCGACGACGCAGAACGATTCACCACGCCCGCCGGATTGCGCGCATTCGCCGGAACTGCACCGATCACCCGTGCATCAGGCCGATCGCACTACGTTAAAGCTCGCAAAGTCCGGAACAAACGACTCGGCGACGCCTGCCACTGGTGGGCATTCTCCATCCTGACGAAATCACCGGGTGCTCGGGCACACTACGACAAACGTCGAGCTATGGGAGAGCGCCACAACGCCGCTCTCCGCAACCT